ATATCCCTTGGCTGATTTAGCGGTGTTATCACGTACCGTTTTGTTGATGTACTGCTTCAACAGATCTTTATGAAGGCGAATTTTCTCATAGGGATCTTTCTTGTGATACTTCTCAGCGGCGCGCAGATGCGTAACAAACTGCTTCTGCTTGACTGGAGAATAGTTGTCAAAGGATTTATCATGGGTAAGATCCATGACGTGCACATCGGGATGGGAGCTGAATGTTCCCTTGGTTCCATGATGTGCCTTGAGATTTGTAAGATCGGTACCAGTGTAATGGGTGTGAAAGGCAATGCCCATCTTGGACTTCATCACCTTTTCGGCTTCTTCTGAATCCTGAGCCAGCGAATGCTGCACCACATTGGCCTTGAAATGAACCTCACCGCCTTCACGGTTTCTCATTTTCGGGTCATGAAGGTAATCGCCTTGATGGATACCAGAATGGATGACCTTGGGCAAATGCTTCAGAGCCGTCTTCAGCTTTTCGGCGAGCTCCGGCTTGTCCCCATGATGACGGTCAATATCCTCATCGGTATAGTTGACCTTTGGTGTCTTGTTGAATGCAGATTTTGTTGCCACAAAGAATCGTTTGGTCTGAGGATGATACCCGGCAACGATAGAGGGAGAGCCGTCCACTTTCATGGACAGCTTCTTGATCCCACCTGGCTTGTTAGCTAGAGTATTGTGTACCTGAGCCAGAACGTCAATGGCGTGATGATATCCTAATTCACCAGCCTCAAGGAAATGATCTTCCGGATGCTCAAGATGCTTGAGCTTCTCTTCCTTTTCCTTTTGTTCTTTCAGGTATTTTTGATAGTCACTCATTATTCTCTGAGCCATTTCTTATTGATGTCAATATTTATTCCACCCTCTCTTGTGCCAGGACGAAAGTCACAAGTGAAGGTTGCCGGACCGAAACGGAACGTCGTCGTTCCGACTGGCATGCTGACCTGAATCTTATCGGTTCGATCAAGATAGCGATCCACCGCTGCCACTGTATCAAAGACTTCAACATATGCATAGCTGTTTGGCTTCCTAACGGTAGAAACTAGAAGCGTATCCAGGTAGGTCGGATCGTTCTTGTCCGGGAGGTTCAACATCTTCTTGAGAAACTGCGCTCTCAAGCTTTTCTCACATTCAGCAAACAAGGTATCGATCGGTGCCCAATAGAGACTGGTGACGTCAACCTTCAACTTGTGATTGATATTGGTAAGCTCATTGTAGAAGGTGATGGCCTGCGGATCTGCAGCTTCCTTCAATCGGCGAATGTAAGACATGCAACCGGAATTGAGCGGCGTGTTGCTATCCGGACGGTAATAAGCTCTGGTAGAGCAGCCTGGCAGATCCCTGCCTTCATTGATACCAAAGTAATCAACCAACACGTCATGCCATTCACCGTAAAGTTCCTTGGCCTTTTCGGCAGCGCGGGTGCGAAGTTCTTCAACCTTGCAATCCACATAGATCTTTTCGCCGAAGGCTTCTTCAAAGAAATCTTCAACTACCTTAGCCAGCGTAGAAGAGGTAGGCGTGTAGAGTTTGATAGTATTGTCGACGCTGCTGTTTGGAGCAGAATACTTCAAAGACACACCGATCTGGCTGTTGTTATCAACATCAAGGATAACGTCAGCAGACGTCTTCTTACCGGTTAGTTTGATGGCGCCATTGAGGATGTCACCACCACATCGCGTGGCACCCAATACAGAACCATGATAGTTCTTGATGAACTCCATGACTTCAAGCGCCGTGCCGTTCATATCCTTGGCGATGGTGTTTAAATCAACGTCTCGCTTGACCTGTTGCTTGTAAACACCAGGCTGCAAGCTCAAATGATACTTGTCTTCCATTGACATAGGAAATTCAAAATTCTTATTCGCAAACCAATTCACTGCATATGCAAATTGTTCTTCTGATGCCGACCCTTTATAGGCCGACTTTTGACCACTCATAATTTCTCCAATAAAAAAAGAGGCGATCAACTCGCCTCTGTACTCAATGCTTTGTGCCTGGTAGATCGGGAGTTGAACTAATTGTAAATGTTACGTTCACTTTAATGAACTCCGATGATAATGCCGGAACTTGTACATATGTGTCAACGACGATCTGGCGATTTTTGATGACAGTGGGAGTATTATTTGTCCCATCTGATATCACCTTCCATTTCACATCGAAATACGGTGCGTATTTGTCAGCCAATTGCTTGATGACCTTGCTGACTTCTGTTTCAATCTCGTCTCTAATCCCATCGCCTTGAAGATTAAGACCCATATCAACCATTGATAATAGAAAATTGTCGCTCATTTCTGATCCTTTACGTATACGAAAAACTTAGGTGTCTCACCGGCAAACCCACAACCACCATTGAGATGACCACATAGTTTCTTGGCAGCTTCCTTAGATTTACATTTCTGGATTACATACTTAGTGGTTTTTTCAATAACCTTCAGACCTTCAAACATGTAGTTTTTCACTTAAACACAAAACCTTTCGTTTTCTCTTCAAAGGATTTAGTTTCATCTCTCAACCGTTGACCAAAGTTTGTCTGGTCCATGATTGACCGTTCATTCATCAAGCCATCAGTTGGATTTTCAACGTCATACAGACGCATCTTTGGTTTGTCCACGCCAATGACAAAACGTCGTTGCAAGGTGGGATCGCCGTAGCGTGTCTTTAACTGCTTAACCAGGATCTGGCTCATCTGATCCAGTTCTTCTGTACCAATCAAAGCAAACATGAAGTCGACAGTTGCCGGCAAGCCGATTGATTCAGAGGTGTGTTCCATATCAACGTCAGAATTAGAGAACCCTGATCGGTTGATCTGTGTACCCGTTAGGATTGGTGGCTTGAACTCAACGGCTAGGCCACGCAATTCTTCGGCAATACTCTTGATGTAACCATATGAGCCAACCGAGTTACCCATCTTCAAGCGGCTTGAACAACAGATGTTGATGTAGTCAATGAAGATGATATCCGGCACAAACTTTCGCTTCAGCTTCAATTCGTTTAACAGAAAACGAAAGTGATTGGCGTTGGCGCCAGCCGTCGGATACTCTTTGATGACGAGCTTACCATGCGTCTTGTTCTTCAGCGCTGCCATCTTACCCTTGTAGATCTCTGGAGCCGTTGTCCGGAGCTCGTTCATGGGTATGTCNAGTAGGTTGGCGTCAATACGTTCGGCGATGCGTTCTTCGGCCATTTCTAGCGTGATGTAGAGCGCATTACCACCATTCCTAAGAACGTTGGCAGCTTCATTGCACATGAAGCGTGTCTTACCGCCACCTGTCACTGACGTAACAAGATTAAGACTCTTCTCAGGCCAACCACCACCGGTGATGTTGTTGAAGCTGTCAAGAGCACAGCTTATGCGCTTCTCTTTTCTATGATAGAAGTCATAACGAGCTTCCGATTGATCAAGAAAGTCATGACCAATGCTTTGATCAAAAGAAACCGACAAAGCATCAGACATGAGCTTGGGTAATGAACCGACAAGCATGTTGCCTGAGTTATTGGTCTTCTTCTTTTCATCAATGATACGGATCGCCTGAATCACAGCGTTGTGAAGGCTCCGTTCCTGACACCATTCCTCACAGTTGGTCACCAGCCAGTCAAGGTTGGTTTCCGCCTCTGCCTTGATGTCAATGATGGTCTCTTTGGATTCATTGAACAATTGCTCAGAGACTCCACCTTTGTTGGTGAGGTCAATGAGCAGCGCTTCTTTTGTTGGAAAGGTATTATACTTGCTTACAAAGGCTTCAAGCAGTTCGAAGACAACTTTATTAGCTTTGCGTTCAAAGTATTCAGGTTTAACGTGGGGTATGACTTTTCTGGCGAAATCTTCATTAAACAGTAGATGACTTAGTATTACGATCTCTGTATTCATTTAACTCCGAAATAGTTGAGAAACTCTTCATCGGACATAGTTTGAACTTGTTCAAGTTCGTTTTCAAGATGAGTTTTATAGATTTCTTTGATTTCTTCGACTGAATATCCGGCCGATTCCGTCGCCGTCACAACCCGAAAGCTGGTGTTAGAACAATATTTGAAACCGTATTTCATTCCTTCGTCCAATGCCATGTTGTCGCAATGGTGCCATCGGACAGGTATATCTGTTCGATGACAACAAATTTGCAATCCGGACTGTTTGGCTGATTGGCATAAATCTCGTTAGCCTGCCATCTCGTCAGCTTCATCCTCTGCAGATGCCTCATCTTCTCCATCTCCGTTTCCAGCGGAACCATAACTGAACTCCTTTCTTGCTGCTACATCAATTAAACCAAGCAACTCGTCATCGTAATATTCTTCGGGATTTCGGTTGATATTGGTTGCCTTGACACGATTTCCATTTGGCAGTTCGACCATCTGGGNTGTGACCTTCTTGATGATGTCGTGCTTGATGGCCAAATCCAGCAAGCCATAGTATTTGTCAAGACCGGTCTTGTACGAGAGCTTCAATTCAACAATGGCATTCTCTTTGGAGAGACGAGACTTTTCCATGCGAACCTTGATGAAGTTGCCGATCACTTCCTTACCGTCACGATCCTTCGACTTACTCAGGAAAACGATGCTGGAAGCCGCATATTTGAGCCCTGACCCGCCACCCATGTTTTTGGTAGGGATATACGCGCCGATGACGTCATAGACGTGGTTGGTCACAATCAGCGGCACATTGGCCTTGGCCAATCTCAAGGTCAAGACGCGGAACGCTGCCTTGATCACCTGTGCCTTGGTCATGTCCCGAGTTTCTTTGCCTTCGGCAGTGTCTTCCAATTCCTTGGTGGTAGACATCATGCCCAACGAGTCAAGAACCATGATCAAAGGACCACGCTTGTCTGCTGGTTGCTTCTCATACGAATCAAGTACCTTCAGCGCCTTGGTACGGAACGTCTGAATGGTGTCAGGTTCACCGATTAGAACTCGCTTG